ATGATCCATCAGTATAATGCCATTTTATATCGTCTAACTTTCTACCTGAGTCTAACATATATTTAGTTCTCATGTAAATTGAAGCATCTGCACATTGATGTAGGTTTCTTCTACCTATAGGATAATCAAATATACCAGCATATGTTATATCTAATCCAGGTAATGTCTTACCATCATAGTATCTACCTTCCTCTAATAGAATAGGAAAGCTACGAAAGAAATCTGCATAGTTATCTTCTACTCTATCATATCCTTCTGGTACTGTAAATGTATTTTGTATTGTAGTATTTTCTTGATTACTTTTTTGTGAGTAAGCGTGGATAGCACACATCATGCATGCTAACAAGCCAATACTAAAGCCTTTAATATGAATTTTTTCCATAGTTTATTTATTTTTAAAAATTAAGAAAAAGCCCCGTGCCAGGCTTAATCAACTCTAACTGTCATGAAAACATAATGGACACGCATTATTTAATTTCCTCATATGAGTATGTAGGTATAATTTCACCTGCATCATCAAAGTGGATTCTTGTTAGAATTTGTTTAACTTGAGTTATATTATCATCGGCGATGTAATCGCCTTGAAAATTTTTCTTGTACCTACTGAAATACTTTTCAGCTTTTCTACGACTGTTGTACAAAGAACTATGGCTACCATGCTCAGTAATAAAACTAAGACGATACCATACCTTTACATTAAGATCCATTAGGGTCTTCTTGTAAATATGTTAATGGAATGTAAGAACGACTTGAGCTTACTCCATGCGACGTTATGAAGATACATTAGATTGGGATGACCATCGTAGAAGTCTTTCCAGTTGTTAAATACATGTACATCTACACCATGTTGTTCGTGTGTATAATGAACACATATTACGCCAGTGTCTAATACTTTTATTTCTTTCATTTGTCTGTGATTGAACGTTAATTTCTGCATATTATTATTGTTGATGTTAAAAATTAATAAGAAGGAGCGCAAGAATCGTAATAAACTCACGCTCAATCCTATCTTCTAAACTAAACTATCTTAGAATTGATCTTCAATAGATTCTGCTTCAACAGTGACTTCTTCCTCAATGGATAATTGTTTGCCACCGTTATGTTCTTTCGCTACATTAAAATCTTTATCTGAAGCGCTTGAAGCTAACTCTCTACCTGCATCACTTAACATAGTGTTTACCGCTGAGTTAAAATTTGCATCTGATTCTAATGCTTCAACAAAACCTGTATAAGTGCTTACTGGTCTATCATCTATCTCATACTCATCAGTTGATGCAGTATAAATAGTACCATACACAGCTTGTCCTTGTGTAGCATCATACATAAAATGTTTGCTACCGTCTAAATAAGACTGTTCCCAAACACATTTCTTCACTGTCTTTGGTGAAGCTAATGCTAAAATAGACTCGCCTGTACTTAAATCTACCACCTCTTTAAAAGCCGGAGCTTCAAGTGTGATAACTTTGTAGTTATTACCGTTACTATCTTTCACGGGTTCACTAATTGATTGGATTTTTACCATATCTATAAATAATTATAATTGTGGAGACAAATTAAAAGGCTGTCTCCTTAACCTTATATCTTACTAACTCATTAATCATGTCTTGACAATTAAACATAAAAGCCTGCTTGATATGATCATGCCATTTCTTAGGATAAGTGTTGATTAAATTGTTATACTCTTTGTTGTCGTCTAATTTTACTACATTGAACTGTCCAGTACTAATGTTGTGACGAATAGACTCGTCGGATAATTTACTATAAAACATAACTTTGTTGATTTAATTACTATTGATTTAACTTAATTGATTTAATATAAAAGATAGAGTGGTATGATAAACATATAACCAGTGCCTTTACATACATGGGTTATACTGACATATCACACTCTATCTGTATTCTAACTATAACTGACCGGTAGATATCATGTATGTCATGAATAATATACCGAAGATAGCTAAGAACATTAGGGTGAAGATCCAGGTATTTACTATAAAGCTAAGTACTCTGTTCTTATAAGTATCATTTATATCTTGTATGATTGTTAATATCACGGTATAATAAATGTGACTTGTTACTCTTTTTACTGTTTTCATTGTATAAATACTATTAAATGGTTTGTATAATTGTAAGCGTTTAATCTGAGACTTGCTTACATTAAGTCTATATACTATAATATACCTATGTAATGTAGGTATGAATAGGAGGTGAATTGTAGGGTGAGAGACCTGGTAGTCACAAACACACAACCGAATTAACTTGTCGAGGGTTACATTAGGTAAAGGGAGATGTTACTCTCCCCTTATGTGTTAGACTGCTAACTCTTCGACAGTCTCATACTCATTAACAGTAGCTATAGCAGTACCATCCTCAGTAATAAGGACGTTATACTCAGCTATATTACCATTCTGACTACGCTTACCTACTGGTAATGTCTTTACACTCTCACTATTCTCCCAACTATCTGTAGTGTAGGAAATGAATGCACCGTTAGGTCCTGTAACCTTTCTAATAAACTTTGCACCTTCTGCTTTAAGATATTCTAATAACTTTTTCATTGTATTACGATTTTTAATTACACTACCACTTATTAGCGGGGGGTAGTTACACCGCAAAGTTAAGTGGGGGAGGTTTACAATAGGTGGTATATACATCGACACCTTTAGATACTTTATGTATAAGGGCGCTTCTTTTGCTTTAGCACCCCCCAGAACCTTTAAATTTTAGAAAAATGCATGTAAGTAAGTATGATATTTGGGTGCTCGAAAGGTTCAAAGGATAATATCGCTTTTCTTAGATGTCTTAGTTTGCCCGATCCAACAGTTGGTGTATCTGAAGTGTGGCAACTTAACTAGATTTGCGACTAGAGCATCAATGATACAAAGAAAAAGTTTAATTACATAAGCATGCTAAAAATTTTTTTTGTTTTTTTTATAGAGACTTTGTATATTTACATATAATTAATACATATATATTATGGCTAAAGCAGAAATACATGCATTTGAAAATGAAATATTCGATCATTTTAGAAGTGAAGTAAAAGAAAAAAAGAAGTGGATAAAAAAACTAAAAGAAGAAGGATTTGTAGTTTATGAAAAAGGAAAAAGAAATGAACAGAGTAAGATCGAAATATTACACCAATAAAAGTGTAAGAAAAAAGATAGATGGTATTCTAGAAATGAATGCTACCTATTGTGCTAACTTAGGAACTAACACACCGTTAGATCTTAAGACTAAAGAGGCAGTGGAAAAGAAATGGGTCGAAATGTCACAGAAAATTTTTGAACTCGATTCCGAGTTCTATATTAGTGTGATGAAGAATACAGATGGTAACTTTATAAAAAACTATAAGGGACACCCCGAGTGAAAAGTCTCTATAATAGTCTTATAGATTTGTGATTCTTTTATTTCGTACTATTTTACCATATATTTATGGTATAATATAATAAAGAATTATTAAATCAATAAATAATGGATGTAGTAAAATCAGGAGTAGAGTATAGAGCGACAGACTTCGCAGATAATACAAAATCTCAAACTATAAAGTTTACGGAAAAAAAAGATGGTAAGTTTCAAGATGGAACTACTAATGAAGAAGTTATAAATATTCTCATAGATAGATTTTATAGCTTACAAAAAAGAAATTTTAGTGCAGAGAACCAATGCATCATACTGTTATTAAAGAATGTAAGACAGTTAGTGGCAAAAAGGTTATCTAGAAAAATAGAAAAAGTAATTAAGTATAATGAAAGTACAAATACCAACTTATAAAGGAAGATTCCTTAAAGATTATTTAAACACAATAAACGGAATATTAAAATTGACACAAACAGAAATTAAAGTTTGTGAGGTATTCCTTAAACTAGATTTAGACAATCCCTGTTCTAAAGATAATAGATTAAAAGCTTCTGAGCACCTTAATTGGAGTAGGGCGGTATTAAATAATTCTATTAAAAGTTTAAAAGATAAAAAAGTCTTGCTGTATGATCCTAGTAAAAAAATACGTTACACGTTTCATCCATTAGTTTATAACTATAAAGCAAATAAAGTTTTAACTTTTGAATTTAAAACCGCAGATGGATTATGATTATTTTATTGATGTACGTATTGTTGGATTGGAGAATGTGTTTGAGTTTTTAAATTTTCAAAGTAAACAATTTTATATAAAAAAAATGAACTTTGAACATGATATATTTGCAGAAATAGGAGAAGATGATGCTTATACTGTAAGAATGTGGATGAATCCACAAGATTATATAGATTTTTATGGCAAAGTTAAATAACTTAACAACACATTATAAACAGGTTAGAAAGAAAAGACCAGGGGTCCATTCTAAAAATAAAAATACAAATCAAAAAACCGGTAAATATTATGCAGGATCAAAATACAGAGGGCAAGGGCGTGCTGGTTAAATATATAATATCTACCAACAAAATATCCATGCCTAAAAAAATGGTTGTTACTTGTTCTAAAAAAGATGCAAATACAATTGCAAAACAATTAGGAGGAGTAGTTATGTATGAAATTAAGTAAGTGAGTAAAAATAATTTAGTAACTTTATTAAAAGAAATAGAAGACAAAGTAAATAATGGCAAAAAATAAGTTAAAACAAGAAATTTACGAAGAGATACAAGAAGAAATGGGAGGAGATTTACAGGAAATAAAACAAATCTGTGAATCCCAGTTTGAATACTTAGAAAAAATTATGAAAAGAGGAGCTTTCGAAAGCATAAGACTTTCATATTTTGGTAGATTCCATGTAAATCCCAACAGACTAAAAAAATTAAACGATGAAGCTTTTCAAAGAAGACAATTTTCAAGTAGTAATAAATCCGGAAGCTAAACTAATACCGGAGTTTAAAAAAATTATAACTAATGACAAAGACAGAAAAAAACGAAACGCATACAAGCACCTATCCTACATTTACTTCATGTGCGACTACAGATCTCCCTATTCTATATACCCAGAGAAAGAAAGAACTAAAAGACTGCTCAAAGATTTACACATTGACGATAAATCTTCAATCTCCCAATTCATCCTCAACGGGATGGACAAGTACAATGAGTTGCAGCGTACCCCTGCCATAACTAATCTAAAAGCAATTAAAGAAGGATTGCTTACATCTGCAAAAGTTATTGATGCACTTAATGAACAAATATCTATATCTTTAGAACTTGTTGATGGAGATGAAGACAGAGATGTTGGATCTATAATGAAAGATGTAACTAAATTATTACAAGTATCATCAGAAATACCTAAAGCTATAGATACAATAAACTCATTAGAAGAGAAAGTTAAGAAAGAACAAGCAAATGAAGCACAGATCCGTGGTGGTGGAACTAAAGGAATGTTTGAAGACTAATGAAAAAAATAAAAAATATATTAATTGCTTTTGGAAACTTATTTGATGTAGGATGGTACGCTGATAAGATAAATTCTAAGTTAGGAATTTATAAATGGGCAAAACAAAGTAAGTTTCGTAAATGGCAAGAAGGACTAACCGGTTGGAAGTTTTGGGCATGGCAGATAATAGGAGGAATTACTTTTGTAATTGTAATGGAATTTATACTAAATAAAATAGGCATGACAATGCTACCTTGGAAATAATGGCAAAGATAAAATTTAATACAAATTCTAAATTAAAATGTCTTTGTGGTCATAAATTAAGAATCACAGAGATAAAAAGCGATGGAGTAGAGTTTGAAAAATTTTGTCCACAATGTGGACGTACTACACATGTTGATTATAAGAATAATGAAACGGGAGGAGAGTTTGTACCATATGGAGCTGCTCATTTTGTATATGAAAACGATGAAGGTAAAAACTTTAGTGGTACTATAGAAAAAGAAACTGATTTAAAAGGATTAAAATCTTATTGTCATCATCAATATGAAAATGGACAAAGTTTTTATTTAGTTATATCTAGACTAAAAAAGAACGGACAAGTAGAAGTAGTTAAAAAAGATTATACTCGTACAGAGAGATTAGAAAAATAATATGCTGGTAAACACAAGAGCCTTTAGCGAATCAGCTACAAAATTTATAAAAGAGGGAGTATACTGTGGGGACGCTGTAGGTAGTGCTCCTTACTATGAGTATTGGGCAGAACAATTAAGACGATGTACAGAAGGATACATTGTAGGAGACACCAGAATCACAGGACATCATTACTTTTATTTAAACTTTTGTAGAATTAAACTAACCGAAGCCACAGAAGAACGTAAGGCTGGTTTAAAAACAGTTTCTTTTCCTAATTTCTGGGATGGTGATTACCAATACTTCCACGCATTAGAAAAATCTGCAGAACAAGGTAAACATTTAATTGTAGCAAAAGCTAGGCGTAAAGGATTTAGTTACAAAAATGCTGCCATAGCTGCTAATTTATTTAATACTAGACGTAATTCTTATACATTGCTATGTGCTCATGATAAAAAGTACCTATATCCGAAAGGAATTATGACAATGGTAACTGATTACATGAATTTTCTTAATGAACACACAGGATGGCAGAAAAGAAGACAAGTTGTTGATAAAATCAACCATAAAAGAGCTAGTTATTTACAATATATTAACAAACAAGCAATTGAAAAAGGATATAAATCAGAAGTAGAGGCTATTACATTTAAAGATAACCCGGATGCTGCTAGAGGTAAAGATGCATCCTTAGTAATATTTGAAGAATGCGGAGCATTTGATAATTTAAAAGCATCCTATCTAGCAACACGTCCTTGTGTTGAAGATGGTGGTATTGTTACAGGTCAAATAATTTTATTTGGTACAGGGGGTGATATGCAAGGTGGAACAATTGATTTTGAGTCTATGTTTTATAACCCAGAAGCTTATGATCTGTATCCCTTTGACAATATATGGGATGAAGGGTCTACAGGATCTACATGTGGGTTTTTCTTTCCATCATTCCAAAATAAAATAGGTTATATGGATAAAGATGGTAATTCTTTAGCAGATCAAGCAAAAAAAGAAGAAGATGCTAAAAGAGACCAACTAAAAAAAGAAGCAAAAGACGCAAGTACCTTAGATAAATATATAACAGAGTATCCTTGGATGCCTAGAGAAGCTTTTTTACAGCAAAGAGGTAATATGTTTCCCGGAGCTGCTTTAGTATCATGGCGTAATGAGTTAATGAGAACAGGATTAGATAAAAAAATGGCAGTAAACGGAATATTAATAGAAACCTCCACAGGTATACAATTTAAACCTAGTGATAAAGCAAGACCTGTTTTAAAATTTCCTCATAACAAAGCAGATGATGTAAGAGGGTGTATAATTATGTATCAAGCTCCCTCATTTAAACAAGAAAAAATACCAGATGATTTATATTTTATAGTACATGATCCTTATTCAAGTGATGGTTATGGTGCCTCGTTAGGAGCTGCTTATGTTATAAAAAGAATAAATAATTTCTCCAAACCTGATGATATGATTGTTGCATCTTATGTTGGTAGACCTGAAACTCAAGATGAATACAATTATAATTTATTTTTATTAGCAAAATACTATAATGCACAAATAGGGTTTGAAAATGACAGAGGTGAAGTAATACCTTATGCTAAAAGACACAGACTTTTAAATTATTTGTTACCAGAAGCAGAATTGTTTGATAAAACAGATGGTGTACGTATACGTAAGCTAAATAGAACTTATGGTATGTCTATGGGGTCTAGTCATAGAAAAAATCAAGCAGAAATATATCTACGTGACTGGTTAAGAACACCAAGAGGAACACAAGAAGATGGTGATAGAAAATTAAATTTACATTACATTTATGACATTGCTTTGATAGATGAGTTAATAAAATACAACACAAAAGGAAACTTTGACCGTGTTTCTGCTCTTCTTGTAGGAATGTTTCATATGAAAGATCTCTATAATAAGGAGATAGAATATAATTATGAAGAATCTAATAATTCGTTTTTTAATAGAAGATTTTTTCAGTAATTTGTAGCTATGAGTAGAATTCCGAAGCAAAAAATTCCTCGAAGTCGGAAAACTAAAGATTGGGGGAAGAAAACTATAAATGCCTTTATTGACAGAACTCAGTTTTCTAGTCAACACAAATCGCATATGCATAAATACTATGATGCTTACAACGGTAACCTATCCGAAGCAGATTATAATTATGTAATCAATCCTTACAACTCTGAAAAACATAAAACAAAAGGCTTTCCTGCTAAACTCCGTAGTTACAATATAATTAAACCAGTTATAGATTTATTACTAGGAGAAAAAGCTAAAAGACCTTTTTCACATCAAGTAGTCGTACGTAATTCTGATATGAAAAGCATGCAAGATGAATTGCTTAAAGATGAGTTACGAACATACCTAGAACAAAAGTTTGTTAATGACCTTAATGAAATGGGTGTAGAAACAGGTATGGATACTAAAGAATTACCTCAACTACAACAAATGCAAGAAGACATTGTAGGAAACTACAAAGACATTCGAGCAATAATGGGGCAACAATCTTTAGATTACTTAATAGATAAGTTAGAATTACCAGATAATTTACAAACTGCATTTTTTGATTGGTTAGTATCCGGAGAAGTATATACATATAAAGATATTTGCATGGATGATGTAGAATATGAAGTTGTGTCTCCTTTAGATATAGATTATGAAAAATCACCAGATGTTCAGTTTATAGAAGACGGTGATTGGTGTGTAAGACGTAAGATGATGAGTATTAATGCTATTCTAGATAATTTTTATGATGTATTAAAAGATTCTGAAATAGATCGTTTAGAAAATCCATCTCAAAAAACAACTACTGGTATAGTGTCTCCTTTTAGTAATAAATATTCTTCTACTGAGGATACAGAAAGATTTGCAGAAGTTTTACATGTAACATGGAAGTCCTTCACGCGTGTAGGAATACTAACTTATTATGATGATATGGGTCAAGAACAAAGTATGGTTGTTGACGAAACATATAAAGTAGATGCAGAATCTAACGAAAATGTAGAATATTTTTGGGTTAATCAGGTTTGGGAAGGGTATAGAATAGATGGTGATATATTTGTCAACATCAGACCCCATCAAGTACAGAGAAACGAAATGTCTAATCTTTCAATTTGTAAGCTCCCCTACAATGGAAGAATCTACTCAAATAGACACTCGGATCAAATATCCATAGTTTCGATGGGTGTACCCTACCAGATCTTATATAACATATTTCATTACAGATTAGAATTATCTATTGCTAAAAATAAAGATAAAATAATGTTAATGGAGATGAACACTATTCCTAAAAGACATGGGTGGGATGAAGAAAAGTTTATGTATTATGCTGATGCAATGGGTTATGCATTTATAGATTCTACTGCAGAAGGTAAAAGAGGAGAAAGAGTTTCTTTTAATCAGTTTCAAGTATTAGATATGAGTTTAGGTCAATACATAGCTGCACAATTCCAATTGTTACAATCTGTAAAACAAGAATGGGAAGAGCTTGTAGGAATATCTAGACAAAGAAAAGGACAAGTGCAAGCATCTGATGGTATTGGAGCAACAGAAAGAGCTGTGTTTCAATCTTCTGTTATGACCGAAGAGTTATTTAGAAGATTTGATAAATTTACTGAACGAGAGTTTAATGGTTTACTAGATACATCAAAAGTTGCTTGGAAAGATGGAAAGAAAACTCAATATATTACTAGTGACTATAGAGAAGCTATACTAGATGTAGATCCAGGAATGTTCCAAGAAGCAGAGTTTGGTGTGTTTGTTAAAAATAACTCAATTGAACAAGATAAGTTACAAGCTTTAAAACAATTAACATTATCATTCGCTCAAAATGGAAGTCAACCTGGTACTATAGCAGAAATTCTAGAAGGAAATAACTTTGCACAAATTAAAACAAAATTACAAGAAGTTGATAAGCTTGAGAAAGAAATACAACAAGCACAACAACAACAAGCTCAACAGATGCAATCACAACAATTACAATCTCAAGCTCAATCTCAAGAGGCAGCTAGACAATTCGAAGCCTCTGAAAATCAAAAGGATAGAGATAGTAAAATGGAAATAGAACAATTAAAAGTAGCATCTAAAGCTGTCGATCAGGATATGAACGATAATGGAGTGAATGATCAAGTAGATTTAGCTAAAGTACAACTCGAAAGAGAGAAATTACAAGTTAAAAAAGAAGAAATAAGAAATAAAAAAGACATTGAAGAGAAAAAAATAGCTGCACAGAAAAAAATAATAGCTAAAAAACAATAAAAAGACTATATATAAAGGTAACTATGAACCCTATATATTTTAAATAGAAACTAGTATAATTTAATTAATTTTGTAAAACATGAGTAATAAAGAAGAGAACCTAGATTTATCAAAAGTCACTGTAAGTGATTTGTTAAATGATAAGAAAATCCCTGACTCTACAGATCCAAAACCTGAACCGGTTGTGGAAAAAGTAGAAGAAACTGTTGAAGCAACAGAAGAAACAGGAAGTACACAAGAAGTACAGGAAGAAACACAATCTGAGGAGAGTGTTGAAGAGCCTGTTATTAATGCCGCTGAAGAACCAGTAGCTGAAAACTCTGAGTCTGAAGAAGATTCTGAGCCAACAATTATCCAAAGTTTAAAAGATAGATTAGGATATGAGATTGTTGGAGAATTTGGAGATGACTATGATGGAATCATAGGTTTAACCAAAGCAGCAGCTACAAAAATGGCAGAAGAGCAATTTGAATCAGTATTTTCATCTTTTCCTGATATTCAGGAATATTTGAATTACAGAGTATCTGGAGGAGATCCTGAAAAGTATTTTAAAGTCGCAGCAAAAGAAATTGACTTTAATACTTTAAAAGTAGATGAAAAAGACGTAGGTATGCAAAAGAAAATTGTAGAAACGTTTTTAAATCAACAAGGATATACAACAGAAGAAATTGCAGAAACTGTTCAAGATTATGAAGATGCTAAATTATTATATAAAAATGCATCTAGAGCTGTAAACAAACTAGCGGTAACACAAGAGCGAAATAAGAAACAGTTGATAGAACAACAACAACAAGATGCTCAAGTAGCTGCACAACAAACTCAGCAAACCTGGACTGAGATAAACTCTATTATTAGCAAAGGCAAACTTAGAGATTTTACTATTCCAGAAAGCGAGAAGAAAAAATTCTATAATTGGATGGCACAACCAGTGGACGCACAAGGAAAAAGCCAAAGATTATTAGATAGAGAGAAAATGGATCAAGAGTCTATATTAGCTATGGAATTCCTTATTTATAAGGGGCTTGATTTATCTAAACTCGTAAATACCAAAGCAACCACAAGGCAGGCTGTGAATTTGAAAAATAAATTAAAATCAAATACACAAACGGCAACCAGAAGAATGAAGGGTAATAAAGGATCGTACAATAAATCTCAAAAGAGAGCTAGTGTACCTTCTTTAGATAAGCTATTTAGTTAATTTAATTTTTTTTTAATCTTTTAATTTATATTTATCATGGCAGCAGATAACGCTAAAAAACTTCGTTTATACGAAGACATTTTCAACGCTGAGGGTATGACTGACGAAAACTCGTTAGCGAACGCCCTTATGACTCAGCCTGATGTACTTTCACCGGTAATTACTCACTTAGCTGGAAAAGAAGACAAGAGGTTTCCTCTTTCTTTTCTAACAGAAGGAGTAGGAGCTGTGAATTACATCAATGACATTGAGTACGACTATCCAGTAATGGGTAGATTAAACAAAACCGTAAGAGCTTCAGCTCTAGTTAGCGGTTCCGGAGTAAACTCCACTAGATTTAAAGTTAAGTTCGATGAAAAATGGTTCATCAAACAATACATTATTGAAAGTGAAGGAGGAGTCCAAGCTAGAATTATGGAAGATCCATATGAAGCAGACGGCGGTTGGGTATACACTTTACAATTAGTTACAGCTGACGCTACTGACTCAGTAGCATCTAACGATGTAGCAGACAAAAAATGGGTACAATTATTTGCACCTACTGCTATTTCCGGATCAGTTGGTAACGAAAGTAACTGGGTTGCTCCATCTAAAATGAGAAATCAAATCTCTCTAATCAGAAAATCCTACAGATATGAAGGAAATATGCCTGACAGAGTGGTTAATTTTGAATTTAATGTTGACGGAAAGAAGACTAACCTATGGTATGACTTCGAAGAATATCAACACATGTTAAGATGGAAAGAAGAAACAGAATATGCATTATGGTATTCTAAATACAATAGATCTACTGATGGAACTATTGCTCTTAAAGATGACAACAACAAACCAATTCCTTTAGGAGCTGGTGTTATCGAGCAAATTCCTAATGTTGATTCTTACTCTAGTTTAACAGCTACAAAAATCAAGTCTGTAGTAAGAGACGCTCTATATGGAGCTTCTGATGCTCAAGACATGAACATTGTTCTATTTACTGGATTAGGTGGTATGGAAGAATTCGATAACGCAATGAAAGACGAGCTATCTTCAGGTTCTTATATCAAGAACACAGATCCTAGTGCATTTATGTCGGGTGGAAGTAACGCTTTACAATTCGGAGGTTTCTTTACTTCTTACAAGCACATTGATGGTCACGTAATTACGGTAAGACATTTACCTTTATTTGATCACGGTGCTAGAGCATTAAACAGTCCAAAACATCCAGTGACAGGACTACCTCTAGAATCATACAGAATGATTTTCTTAGACATGTCATCATATGACGGTCAGAAAAACGTTCAAATGATTTCTAGAAAAGGAAGAGAACTTGTTAGATGGGCAGTAGCCGGAGCAAGTGTCCCTCCAGGATTCAATGGTGGAAACTCCCTAAGAGCAAATGACGTAGACGGTGCATCTGTACACTTTATGAAAGAGTGCGGAATTGCAATAAGACGTGCTACGAACTGTTTGCATTTAGAGTGTGTTAAATCATAATACTTAACTTAGTGAATTAGGGGGTATTTTATATCCCCTGGTTTACTATTTTTTTTAACTAGTAAATTATAAAATTATGGCAATAAAAACAGTAGTAATTAAAAGAAGAGGTAATGCAACTAATCTTCCTGATCACGTTTATGCAGAAGCAAAACGTAAGATAGGATCAACTTTTGGACCTAACGGAGATTTAAATACAGGATTAAGCTTTGGTGAACAAAAAAAGTTTTTACCAGGAATAATCGGAGTAGACTCCAAAGATGTTAATTTTCAAAAGGAAGTAAAAAAATACTTTCAAAACTTAACTATTCTTGTAGAAAATACAGGTACAAAGTTAGAAATTAGTTTAGACCAAGAAGGCGATCCAACTAATTTAATGGATTATGTACGTTACAAATTTGCGTGTGCTCATCCCTATGTTGCAGAGAATGAGCAAGCTATTAGCACTAACCGTAGGTATAAATATTATATTTACGATACTGAGATAGAGAAGGTGAAAAAACTTTCTAATGTCAAAAGGCGTAAAGAAGCGTACAAAGAGTTTATTAAACTTACAGCAGATCAATCAAAAGTTAATCAGCTGTTAATGGTGTATGGATATAGTCCTAAATCTATGGATGAAGCTCAAAGAGAAATAACTCTAGAGACTGAATTAGATGCAGACCCTGCACAATTTTTAATGTATGCTCAAGATAAAAATATCGAGCACCAAGCGTTTGTACAAGATTGTTTAACAAACGATGTACTACGTAAAGTAGGAAATACATATTTAAATGGAGACGAAGCTATTGGAGATAGTTTAGAAGAAACAGTTCTATATCTTAAAGATAAAAAGAACTCTAGCGTCTATACAACTTTAAAAGCACGTCTTAAATCATATAGTTAATGACTGTACAAGAAATGCATCACGCGGTAGAACAAGGTCTACAAAAAGTAGCCTCTAACTCATTCGACACATTTTTGCCGGAGGAGCTAGATTTTGCTTTGAATAAAATGCAAGAACGTTTTGTTAAACAACGTTTTTGGAGTTTATCAGATCCTAAACAACAGGGTCTTCACGGTGCGCAAAAAAGAGTTGATGATTTACGTATACTTACTGTTTTAGATAACAGTGATGATGTAGTAACTCCTAACCTTTATGCGGATCATGAAGACTTTGATCTACCTACTGATTACATGTTCTTAATAAACGGTAGAGTCAAAATATTATATGATGACTGTCAAATTGATCCTGAACTAATAACTAATGGTAGTTTCTCAACAGCTACAAATTGGATATTAGGGGATGGTACAGATGATAAATGGACTATTGCAAGTGGATACGTCGCGCACACGAGCGGATCTGGAGCTGCTTTTACAGAAGTTCTTTATCAATCTGTTAGAGTTAAAAAAGGTAATAAATATCTTATATCTATAATTGTTGAAGGAGCTACGGGAGGCACTAGTGCTTCTACAGGTAGTTTTACTGTATCTCTTGGAAATGCAGCAACACCAGGTGTAGGTAATACATCATTTACTTTTGATTATTTAACACCTCCTACTCCGGATAACAGAACTATATATCAAACTACACATGCTACAACAGCAAAACAATTTGAATTACATGCGTTAGCAGATAATGTTTCATTAGAATTTACACCTAGTGCAGATTTTAATGGTAGAATAGATAACATATCTGTAAAACGTGTAAAAGAAATACCCTTACGTATAATTGAACCCGATGATGCTTATAATATCTTAGGAAATCCTTTTGCTACCTCCACTTCTAGTAGTGCAATTGGCATAATAAATAACACTGAAATTAAAGTTTTTAATAACGAAAGTTATCTATTAAAAGGACTGAACGTAGATTACATTAGGACACCAGTAGAAATTTCTTTATCTTCGGGAGTAGATTGTGAGTTAGCAGATCATACACATCAAGAAATAGTAGACCTAACGGTCAAGCACTTATTAGAAGCTACAGAGTCACAGAGATACCAGACGAATATTGCAGAAAGCTCACAAACTGAATAACTTTATTTTTAATCTTTAAATTTTTATTATCATGGCAATCAAAAAACAAGTGCTTATCGTTAATAGCGATCTTATTGCATCAGCAGCTTTTCAAGCAGGTAAGTTTGGTTTTGTAGAAAACGGTTCAACCCTTTCTGCACTAAACTCAGGAGCTTTAGAATTATCTGGCGGTGAAGAAGACGTTTCTCTATTTTATGGTACGCAAAACGTAGGTCCTATCAGTGAAGGGGACGTTAAAAAAGTCACAACTTGGGCAAAAAGCGCAGGTACTGCACAATCTAGTACGGCTGTTGTCGCATTAGATGGAACATTAGCAGAAGTTAAAATTATTAACACAACGGCAGGTACAATGAATCTTCCTGTTAAAACTTTCGAATCTGTAGGAGCAGCTAACGCTAACGCCGCTGCAGCTGCAATCGAAGCTTTAATGGATGTAGAATTTGCTAAGTCAAGTTCTCCTTTCTTTGGATTTGGAGCTAGTGTTAGTAGTGCAACTATTACTATTACTGCACCAATCAACTCACATTTTAGATTAGCAGGTAACGATGCAACTGCCTTTACATATGGCACAGCAGCAGTTCCTTCTATTGGTTTAGAAGCGGATGTGAAAAAAATAGAAAAAGAAGGATTCACTGATAGCGGTGTATTTGGAAGAGCTGGATCTGCAGCAACTTTCAAAACTCCTGCATCTGTAGTTTCTGGAGATTATACTTCTATTTTAATTGAAGGTACAAAGAGTTCAAACTCAAAAGCAGTTAGTATTGCTAAGAATTATGATGACTTCGCAATTTGGGTTTTTGTTAAGCACGGTAACTCAACATTAACACCTGCTAACATCGTAGCTCAAGTTGTAAAACTAAAAGCATAAAAAGTAATCTTTACTTTGTTTATTTAGTTAGTTATAGAAAAGGCGGTGGTAATATATCGCCTTTTTTATATTAAAGAAAAATTGTAAATTTAAGAAACGCATAATTGTGACTATAGAAAGCTTAGAACTATTAATAGAAGACATCCTAAAAAAGTATCCAAAAGAATCTTTTAGCAAAACAGCAGACCGTATATTAGAAAAATGTGATTTATTTTCACATAGAACATTAAGAAGACGGGTTGCGAAAGTAACGAAACAGATGAAAGAAAATTTATCTGGTGTAGCTACTACGTATAATTATAAAGGTGAACAGCCTATAACCTCATTAGAGGAAGCTATAAAGTTCTTTGATATTGATGTCAACGAGTACGAAGTTACCGGGTATTCTTGTAATGCTTGGGACGTAAGTACAAAAACGGGTAAAAAAACTAATTATCAGGTAAAGCTCACGCTAAAACCGAGAGCAGAAGAATTAGACTATCAGGAGGTCAAAAAACAACTTGACTATGCGATATCTAAAGTTAATATAAAAAAGATTCCTGGTGTAAACACAGGAGTCGTATGTCTGGCAGATTTACATATTGGCGCTGATATTAGAAATTTACAACGTACACCTGATTTTAATTTTAAATCTGTTATACAGTATTTAAAAGATATAGCAAATCAGGTAAACCAACGAGGATATGAAAAAGTAGAAGTTATATTTCTAGGAGATTTCATAGAATCGTTTACAGGACTTAACCACGTAAATTCTTGGAAATCTATGGGTAAAGGACTATATGGGCATCACGTTGTGATTTTAGCATTTGAGATAATGAGAGAGTTTATAAAAAATATAAATAATCTTAAATCTGTGTACATGGTTTCTGGTAATCATGATAGATCAACCTCAGATGCTAAAGTTGACAATGAAGGAGACGTAGCAGGATTACTAGCATATATGCTTCGTAGTTCTTTAGATAAAGTTAATGTAGAATTTTCTCCTTTAGTATTAGGAAGTGCGATAGACGGAATATATTATGTAATGACACATAATCATCACGCACTATCTAGAAGAGATTTAGGAAAGATAATGTTTGAGTATGGTAAGCAAGGAATGTATAATGTACTTTTAGGAGGGCATTGGCATTCTAGAAAAAGTAAGAAAGTTTTTCATACGTTACAAGAAACGTATGTAGATCAAGCAGATTATAGAGCTATTGATGTTGCTCCTTTGTTTACCGGCAACTTTTATAGCGAATCTATGGGATTCTCTAGTTCAGCTGGATATACTCTTATAGAAAGTAATGGTAAAGGTAAACCTAACGTATTTGATTATTCACTATAATGGCAGCAGGATCTCACAATTTTAAAATAGAACAAGGAGCAGATTTCAATAATACTATAACTTATGAAGATGCTTCTGGAAATAAAATCAATATATCTGGATCTTCTATCACATTAAAAGCTAAAGATAATAGGTCTGATACAGATTTTGTTATAAATTTGAGTGTAGGAAACGGTATTACATTAAGTAATCCTAGTCAAGGTCAATTTACTATAGCAATACCAGCAGCAACAACAGCTACATATAATTGGAATAGAGCTTTCTATGATTTAGATGTAACAATATCAAACGTAGTCACTAGACTATTGCAAGGACAAGTACAAGTAATTAAATCAGTAAGTGGATAATTATGGCAAACACATATGTTACTATATCAACTCCTGCTGGAAATGTAGTCAAGGTTTCTGAAGCTACTAGCAATAAAATTGTTACTACTGGCAATACAATTAAAATAGTATCAGTAGGTGCACAAGGACCTGCAGGAGCAGGAGATTTAAACGCAGTACATACACAAGACACTGCTGCTTCTACTTGGCAAGTAACACATAATTTAGGAAAGTACCCATCAGTTAGTGTAATAGATACATCTAATACTCTTGTAAATGGAAAGATACTATATGAAGATTGGGATACCAATCAAGCTAGTACTTCTAAGTTACAAATTATTTTTACCGCAACATTTGCAGGTAAAGCTTTTTTAAATTAAAAAATAAAATATTATGTCAATCAAATATTTAAATCATATAAACTTACAAGGGAATAGGATAGAAGGAGCTACTATTGAACCTTTAGGATCAGCTCCTAGTAATAATCTACAAATAGGTAGAGTTTATTATGATACTTCCGGTTCAACAAAAGCATTAAGAATATATGATGGTAGTAACTTTGTGTCTATTACTGGAGATATTACAGGGGTAGCAAATACAACTACAGGTCAGTTGACTATATCAAATATGGATGGTCCTGTACCGAGTTTTGCTATTTTAACAGGAGCTATATCTGAAAATGGAGCTAAGTTAGCTACACAAGCACAAATTAAAACTTATGTAGATTCTAAAATAGATGATTTTGATACTTTAGCTGAACTTACAGATACTACTATAACTTCTCCTGCAGATGGAGCAATGCTTCTATATGATACAGGCACATCTAAATGGATTGATAATGTAATGTCTGGAGATGCTACACTAGCAGATACTGGAGCTTTTACTTTAGCTTCAGTTAACTCTAATATAGGAACTTTTGGATCCGCTACAGCTATACCTGCTATAACTGTTAATGCAAAAGGATTAATTACAGCAGTAGCTACTAATTCTATAACAACTACTTTAACTATAGACGATGCTTCTTCAACACAAGATGTATCATTAGCTAGTGATGATTTACAGTTTCTTGGTACAACTAATGAAGTTACAACAGCTGTAACAAAAGTTGGTACAGATGTTAAAGTTACAATTGGTTTACCAGATGATGTATCTATAGCAAGTCAACTTACTGTAGGAACAGCTTCGGGGACAGATGCACCTGTTATTAAATCTATATCTAATTCTGCATCAGAAAATATTTTATTAGAGGGAAGAGAAACGTCATCTGCTTCTGCACCTGATTTAGTTCTTTATAGAAATGCAGGAACTCCTGTAGACAATGATACTTTAGGTGTCCTTGAGTTTAGAGGGAGAAATGTAATGGGAGCAAGTGCTAATTCATCAGATTTAACTTATACTGGTTTTTACAGTAGGATCTATGATGCAAGTAACCAAGATTCTATAATGGGTCTATCTTTAAATAAAGGTAATGGAGCTGGAGCATATAAATCAGCAGCTATATTTAAATTATTAGGAAGTAACAACAGTGGTACTGGTGCACTTCTTATTAACCCTGCAAATGATTTCTCTGTTCCTACACATAACTTAGATGTTAATGGTACTGGTCACTTTAGCGGAGCCGTAACTATTCAAGGAAATCTTACTGTATCAGGAAACCAAACAACTAAAAATTCTGAAGTTGTATTAATTGAAGATAATATAATTACTCTTAACAGTAATGAAACTGGTACTCCTAGTGAAGATTCAGGTATTGAAGTAGAAAGAGGAACATCAACTAATGCTATTTTATATTGGGACGAATCAACTGATAGATGGTCACAAAGATTAGCTGGAGCAACAGAGTATAAATTACATACAGAACAAAATGATGTAGTATTAGGCACTCATACTTCTGGTAGCTATGTACAATCTATTTCTGCAAGTACTAATATAGCTATTACAAACCCAGGCGCGGGCGAAGGTACTACACATGCGATTAGTGTTACAGGTCTTGATAACTATGATTACTGGAACTTAAAAGTTAATAATACTTCTGTAGATAATATAAGTACTACAGAATCTGTTGACTTTGTAGGAGGTGGTGGTATTACTATAGCTTTTGAAAATGGAGAAGATGTTAATATATCGCATAGTGATACATCATCACAAGCATCTGTAGATAATTCAGGTAATGCAGTTATACAAGATGTTACATTAGATACATATGGTCACGTTACAGCATTAGTTTCCAAAACTATAGAAGTACCTACAGACAGAATGTTTGCTGGAACTATAGGAGATGGATCTGCTGTATCATACAATATTGATAATTCTGGTGCTAGTTCACCTCATATAAATCATGGCTTAGGTACCGATTCTAGTCAATTTATGGTACAGTTAATTGAAGTATCATCAGGTGATACAGTACATGCAGATGTTTCTAGAAAAACCGGAGGTAGGGTGCAAGTTGTTTTTGCTACAGGAAATGCTCCTGCTACTAATGGAATTAAAGTTCTTATCAATAAGATAGGATAAAAATATTAAAATGAATAAGTATGGCTAGGAAATTCTTAAATGGAATACATATATCTGGTACAACACAGATAGACTTTATGCCAGATCACGAAAGTGAAGGTATAATAACATTAGGTAGATACGACTCTAACACGAGCAGGTATCACAATATAAAGTCGTACGTGTCTTCTACTGAAGCCAGTAACTATTTAAAATTCTCTCTTCACGCAGGTACGGAAAATGCCATAGTCGATGTCCTTACTTTAAACGGAAATAAAAACGCAACTTTTGCAGGTGACGCAATTTTTGGTGGCACGTCATTTGAAGATAATAACAGCCTTACAAGAAAAATAGAAATTGCAGCAGCAAGTCCAGTAGGTTTAATATTAAATGATACTAGAGACACGCATCCAATGGCTATCACTAATGATGGTGCTGTAATGAATTTAAGATATAATACTACTTCTATGTTAGCTTTAGATGGAGCTACAAGCAATGCAACTTTTGCAGGGAATATTTTAATGGGTAATACGGTTGTAAACCCAGCATCAGGCTTTGCAGATCAAACAGGTATAGGGTTAAAATATTCAACAACAGCTCCAGAAATACAAGTATCTTCAGATAGTGCATCTTTACAGTTAGGTAGAACATCTACTGGTGGTGATGGTATAATAATGGCAATGAGATATGGTTCAAACACCATACACACGTTTAGTACAAACGCGATTAGCATTGGATCAAACGCAACTTTTTCAGGTGATGTAGGTATGGTAACAGGACACTCATCGGGTAAGTTTGCTGTAATGAGCACTTCTGTTCATGGTTCATACGATTTTTATAATAATGGTACAAGTTATTTTAATGGTGCTGTTATAATAGATAGCAATATAACTCAAACAGGAGCTACTATTGCTAGTTTTACAGATAAAGTTGGGGTTGGAACCGCGGATCCATATGCTTTTGATACTACCGCTACTAAGTTCCATGTTAAAAACCCTGGTTCTGCAGGATCTGTAGTTGAAGTTGCTAGGTTTGAAGGTTCATCTGATGCTGATGGAAGTGGTGCTGTTGTTAGAATAGGTACATCTAATGATAGAGGTATGTATTTTCAAGCAGGTAGAACTGGTACAGTACCTTATGCTGAAATTGGTACTACAGAATATAATGGTGCTAAAACATTAGCACTAACATTAGATGACTCAGGAAACACAACTTTTGCAGGTGATGTTACATTAGGTGATAATCAAAAACTACACGGTGGTAGAGTACATCCAACAAGTGTATATGGCACAACACCGGCTAATGGCTTTTTAATAGCCACAGACGTAGCGTCAAACCAATACGCTATGATACAGGGTGAAATTGATTTAATACAATTTAACTCAAGTACAAAACAAAGAATAGAATTCTCAGCAACTCTTAATAATAATGGGACGGTATTTAATAGTAAGGGAACAGCTGATATAAATATAACTATAAAACTATTTGTATATAACAGTAAGTGGTATGTGCATATTCCACAAGCTAGCACATACATGACTTGTACTGCTTTAATTTCTAAAGCAAATGCTTATGTAGGTGATAGCGATGCTAGTAATTCAATAGTAACTCTTACGGCAGCCGCTGTTCCAAGCTCTGGAGTTACTGGTTCAACAGATATAGTTTGTAAATTTGCTCAAAGCGATGCATCTTTTGCGGGTGATATAACACAATCTGATGGTAAAAGAATTTGGTTTAGAAATTCTAGCGCCTCAAGTGCTACAGGTGCTCAATCTTATATTCACTCTGATGGTTTAAATTTAAAAATCAAAGGTGACGACAATGTGAGAATATTAGGTGATGGTGGAGGAACTATTGCTCATTTTGATTATACAGGTAAAGTTGGTATTGGTATAGAATCCAGTTTAGCAGGTTTACTTCATGTAAAAGGCTCTGGTGATGCTATTAGAGTAGAATCAACAAACACAGGGGCAGGTGGTGCTCAAATGGATCTATTGCATTTTACAACCTCACCAGCAGATGAAGATACTCACGCTGTGATCAACATGGGTGGTTATTACACAGGGTCAACAAGTGTTTATGGTACACAAATAAAAAGTATATGGACTGATGTTTCAGAAAGACACAGTAGATTAGAATTTACAACCTGTGATACAACAGTAGGTACAGCGTTAACGTTAGCGCATGATAAATCCGCAACTTTTGCAGGAAATGTAACTTTAGATCCAGCTGCTAACACAGATGTTAAATTAAAACTACATACAAACTCAGGAGCGTTAGGTGACGCTTATAGTTGGAACATGGTCTCTAGATCCTCTGGAGCTAATTATAACTTTGAAATACAGCAAGGCACTACAACTGTAATGAGTATAGGTAATACCGCCGCTGTCGCAGGACATCCTGTGACTTTTGCAGGTGATATAGAATTAGCAGCAAACTTACACTCTACTGGTCAAAATTTAAAGTTTCACGCCGCTGGAACCCATGTTATGAATATTGATATAAATGGTAAAGTTTATCCAAATACTCATAACGCGTACGATTTAGGTCATAGCGCAAGTTTAGCATGGAGACATATTTACTCTTCAGGAACAATAGTAGCTAACAACATATCAGTTGCAGGAACTTTATCTGGAGCTGGT